TTCGGCATCGAGGTCAGCGAGGGCAAGTCCGCGGACCGCCCGGCGGGCTGGGAGCAGCGGCGGCGGAGCTGGGCCGGCAGGCTGCTGCACCAGCACGCGCGCCGGTCGATGCAGCTCGCGCGCGGCAACGTCGAGGTCCGGGCCAGGCCGGACGGCACGGGCGGCACGAACTTCGAGTTCCGCGGCTACAGCGCGACGTTCGGCGACTCGTTCGGCATGTGGGACCCGTGGGGCGACCCCTACGACGAGGAGGTCGAGCCCGGGTCGTTCACCGAGACCCTGGCCAGGCCCGATCTCGACGTGCCGTTCCTGGTCGGCCACAACGACGCGGGGATCCCGATGGCGCGGACGAAGTCGGGGACGATGCACCTGTCGCAGGATTCGCGCGGCCTGCACACGCAGGCCGACTTGTCCGGCCGCCGGTCGGACGTGCGGGACCTGGCCGACGCGGTCGAGCGCGGCGACATGGACGAGATGTCGATCGGGTTCGTCACCCTCGGCCAGCGGTGGTCGCCCGACTGGTCGAAGCGGTACATGACGAACCTGGACCTGCACCGCGGCGACGTGTCCGTGGTGGCTCTCGCGGCCAACCCGGCGACGAGGGGGTCGACGATGACGGCGTTCCCGGTCAGCGAGGCCGCGGCGGCCGGACTGGTGAAGGAATACCGTACCCCGACGCAGCCGTACACCGCGCACAAGGGCGAGACGAACGAGTGCCCGGTCTGCCATTCGGTGAACGCCGACTCGGTGAAGCACTGCGACCAGTGCGGGCACGCGATGCAGCCGAAGAGCTACGTCAACAACATGGCCGGCGTCGAGGACATGGCCCAGCAGTGCTCGGGCTGCCAGCAGCAGAACTCGGCCGACGCGAGGTACTGCTGCTCGTGCGGCCACGAGCTGGCCGGGGACATGGGCCCCGGCCGGTGGTCGCAGCACCGGTCGCAGGGCGAGGTGCAGGACTTCTCGACGGCGCCGGATTTCAACCTGCCCGCCGGGACGCCTGCCTACAACGCCTCAGCGCATGGCAGTAACTCGCTGACGTGCCCGCATGACGACTGCCCGGTGTACGCGGGCGGTGATGGTGACCGGGCGCTGAACGCGCAGGACGCGAAGTGCTGTGACCAGTGCGGCGGGCCGCTGTACAACGCGGACGGGCTGATCGTCGCTGACGATTCCGGGGTCGTCGAGGAGGTCGGCGGGGCGATGGCGGACGCTGACCTGCTGTCGCGGCGGCTGCGGTTGCTCGAGCTGGCCTAGCCGGCTTATCCTGGCCGCGTACTGGGAGTGATCGAGTCCCGGACCTCGCCCCCCGTCCTGGCCAGGACGGCATGGACGGTGCCCCGCTGACGGCGGCTTGCACACGGGTCCCCACGAGAGAGCGACCGGCGTATCTAGCCGCGTCTTCCGAGGGGACCGTTTCATGCCTGACGTCCTTGACCGCCTGAAGGAAACCCGCGCCGCTGTCACCGCTGAGCTGCGGACGATGCTCGACGGGGCGAGCGACGGGAAGCTGACCGCCGAGCAGCGCGCCGCGTACGACGCCAAGGAAGCCGAGCTGACCGACGTCATCGACTCGATCGGCCGCGAGGAACGCCAGGCGCAGCGGGAGAAGCTCGCCGCCGAGTCCCGCGCCGCGACCGGCGACACCGGCCGCGAGGGCGGCAACGCCGGCGGCGGCACGGTCACGGTCACTTCCGAGCCCACCGTCTACGGCCGCGGTTCCGGTCACTCGTACTTCCTCGACGAGGCCCGCATCTCGCTGGGCCGCGGCGACGCCGACGGCGGTGTCAAGGCCGCCCGTGAGCGGCAGGAACGGCACGAGGCCGAGCTGCGCGTGGAGATGCCGCGCCGGCTGGAGCAGCGCAGGCGCGAGGCTGAGCGGCGGATGGAGGCTGCGCTGTCGGGCAGCGAGAGCCTGGGCAGCACGAGCGGCCGGGTGCGGCGGGTGGGCCGCAAGGAAGCCCGTATCTACGAGCGGTTCCAGGCCGAGGGCATGCGGGTGTTCGAGAACGCCCAGGCCGGCCGCGAGCAGCGGTTCATCTCCCGGACCGACGGCCAGGGCGGCTACTTCGTGCCGCCGCTGTGGCTGATCGACGACTACATCCCGTACCTGCGGGCCGGGCGCACGTTCGCTGACCAGTGGCGGAACTTCCCGCTGCCGTCCGGCACCGACTCGATCAACATCCCGCGGGTGACGCTGGGCACGGCGACCGGCCCGCAGCCCGGCGACGGCGCGCCGGTGCCTGGCCGCGACATCCAGGACAGCTTCGTGAACGCCCGGGTGATGACCGTGGCCGGCCAGCAGGACGCCGCGATCCAGCTGCTCGACCAGTCGCCCATCGCGTTCGACGAGATCATCTTCGGTGACCTGGCCGCGGACTACAACATGCAGCTGTCCGCGCAGCTCATGCTCGGCTCGGGGTTCCCGCAGCTGAACGGCCTGTACCCGACGGGCGTGCTCGGCACGGCGCAGAACACCTACGGGTTCGTGACCCAGGCGCTCGGCCTCACCACGGCGCAGTGGTCCGGCGGGACGGCGACCGTGCCCAGCTTCTACCTGGCCGTGGCGCAGCTGCTGTCGCAGATCTCCCGGAACCGGTTCCTGCCGCCGGACGGCGGGATCAGCAACGACATGGCCTGGTACGCGCTGGCGTCCAGCGTGGACACCACGGGCCGGCCGCTGGTGGTCCCGGCGCAGCAGGGCCAGAACTTCAACCAGCTGGCGGGCGACGACGACGGGCCGGTGGCCGAGGGGCCGGTCGGTCACATCCTCGGTATCCCGTGGAAGCTGGACCCGAACGTCCCGATCACGTTCGGCGGGACAATCGCCCCGGCGATCGGGACGATCTCGAACGGCTCGACGGCGGCGGTGCCCGGGTCGGGCGGCAACGACGTCTACCAGCCGTTCATCGCGGCCCGCTGGCAGGACCTGTTCCTGTGGGAAGGCGAGATCCACTCCCGCACGCTGTCTGAGGTGCTGTCGGGCACGCTGCAGGTCCGGTTCCAGCTGTACGCGTACGCGGCGAGCATGGCGAACCGCTACCAGAACACCTCCAGCCAGGCGATCTCGTACGGGAACGTCAACTCGGTCGGCGCCCTGGGTGCCGCACTGTCCACGGGTACCAGCGGCGGCCTGATCGGCTTCTGATCCATCGGCTGACCTGGAAGGACCAGGCAGCGGAAGGGAACGAATCATGACGGATCTTGTGGCGGGCCGGTACCCGGTCGCCGAAGAGGAATGGGTGCTCGACGGCACGCCGTTCCCGCCGTACCGGCGGACCATCAACCGGCGGGACATCACCGGCGGGTACGCGCTGACGACGACGCAGCTGAACGTCTATGCCGTGCCGGTCCAGGACGGCGACATCTTCAACTACGTGTCGTTCCTGGTGTCAGTCGCCGGAGGCACCCTGACGCACTCGTGGGTGGCCCTCTACAACGGTGTCGCCACGGGCGCGGCGCTGCTGGCGCAGTCCACGGATAACACCACCGCGACCGGGTGGGCCATCGGCAGCCAGAAGATCCAGCTGGCCTCGACGGTGAACGCGGACGTCGCCCAGCCGGGCACGCCGCAGGGACCGGCGGGCGGCCCGGGTCAGTGGGCGGTGACCCCGGTGGCCGGGCCGACCGTGGTTGGTGTCGCGGTGTACCAGGCGGGGACGACCGGCGACACCTTCGACGGCATGGCCGGCGGCGCGGTCGCCGGCGGCGCGGTCACGGGGCAGGTGGCGATGTTCTCGACGGGCACGCTCGCGGCGACCGCGACAGCTCCGTCGGTGCTGCCGACGATGACTGCGGCGGTCCCGAGCGGCCACGGCGGTATCCCCTACCTGCTGCTGTCCAGGCAGTGACCGCAGACCGCGCGCTCGTGCTCGGGCGCCTGGAGGCCGAACGCCGCCAGGCCGCCGGGTGTTTCGAGCACGAGCGCGCGGCCGAGCTCCAGAACCAGATCGACCGCCTGTCACAAGGCAGCGCGGGCAACCCGCGGCGGGAAACCACCGCAGAGAGGAACCCCGATGTCGTTCGGGACAGATCTGCTGGCCGGGCTCCGCGGAGTCCGCGACCGGCTCGAAAGTGACGCCGACGCGGCGCTGCCGGCAGCCGAGCACCTGCTCGGCCAGCTGGAGCCGCTCGCCGAGGGTGACACGACCGTGCTGGAGAGCGCGGCGGTGGACCTGGTGAAGAGGCTCGGCGGCGACGTGGCGGCCAGCGTGGAGAGCGCCGTGCCGGCTGTGGGCACTGCGGCGCGGCTGGACGCGCTGGAGGCCCGTGCGGAGCGCATCGAGCACCTGATCGTTCCCCCGGCGAAGTCCGTGCTGCCTGCTGCCGCTGAGCCTGACGGCCTGGTGAACCCGGTCACCGAGCCGGAGCCGGAGCCCGTGGCCCCGGCCGCGCCGGAGACGGCCCCCGCCGCGCCCGCAGTCTGAGCCAGTCCTGCGGCTGCGGCCCATCAGGCGCCTGGAGGGGCGAGGAGGAAGGTGAGCGGTGCCGTACTACCAGGGTCAGCCAGTGCCGCTCGCCTTCACCCTGACCGACGCTCAGGGCAACCCGCAGAACGCCGTGGCCACCCAGCCGGTAGTCACGATCTCGCTGCCCGGCGGCACCACGGCCACCCCGGCGGTGACCAACCCGGGCGTTGGCATCTACCAGGCCACCTACCCGACCACCGTGGCCGGGCACCACGAGGTCGCCTGGGTGTGCGCCGACGCCACCTACCCGGGCGGCTACTCGGACGCGTTCGACGTGTGGGCGCTCGGCGAGACATCCGTCCTCCAGTTCGCCGACGCGAAGGCCACCTTGTCGGTCTCGCCGCAGAACACGACGTGGGATCAGGAGATCCACGAGTTCACCGAGGCGATCACCGCGTGGCTGGAGTGGTACTGCGGGCCGGTCGTCCAGCAGACCGTGATCGAGACCCTGCGGGTCGGCGGGCTGATCACGCAGCTGTCCAGGCCGCCGGTGCTGAACCTGGTCGCCTGGACGAGCGTGCCGCCGGAGTTCCAGTACGACACCACGCGGGTCGTGCCGACGCCGCCGAGCCCGATGTTCCCGGTCATGGTCTACGGCGTCACCTACCCGCTGTCCCAGCTGTTCGGCGACCCGGTGAAGGGCTGGGTGCGGCACACCTCCGGCCTGCCGTTCTACTACGGGCCGTACCTGTGGCAGTACACGGCGGGCTGGCCGGTGATCCCGTACGCGATGACGTACGCGGCGCGGGTGATGCTGCGGCACCTGTGGGGCCTCGAGCACGGCGGCGCGGGCGGCGCGGCCGGGCTGGGTGCCAGTGACGAGGAGTCGTCGGCGACGCCGTTCGGGTTCGCGGTGCCGAACAGGGTGATCGAGATGCTCGCGCCCTACCAGATCCCGGCGGCGATCGCATGAGCGCCGCCGGGCACCTGCTGTGGATCCTGTTCGGGCCGGGCACCTGGGGATCGGGCGGCAACATGGTCGCCTGGGTGATCTGCGGCGTGATCGGCGGCCTGCTGCTGCGGGCGAAGCTGAAGGCTCATCACCTGGCGGAGCTGGCGCAGGCCGCGCGGCACCACAAGGCCTCGATGGCGCAGTCGGCCGCGCAGCACCAGCAGCTGATGGTGCAGGCGCGGGCGCACCACGACAAGCTGATGGCGCACGTCACCGCGACGGCGGCCGAGCCGCAGGTAAGCGCGGGCAGCACCCCGTTTGACAGCAGGGAGCGGCTGGACGGGGCCGCCGCCGGGAAGCTGCGAAGGCCGGGTGCTTCATCGTGACCGCGCTTACGGAGCAGATCCCGGCTGTCATCACCTACCTGGTCGAGCAGGCCGGGGACAGTCCGCTGCTGGGCGCGGCCACCCCGCCGGTCATCATCCTCGACGGCCCGCCGCCGACCGACGACGAGCTGGCGATGAACCCGGACGGGCTGACGCAGCGGCTGTGGATCGGCTGCGAGGGCATGCCGCCCAAGGGCGAGCCGGCCGAGGCCGCGTCGTCGTCGCAGGGGTTCGCGTTCCTCGACAACGCCCGCACGCGTGACGACCAGATCGAGATCCTGTGCGCGGCTGAGGCCGGGTCGGGTGACGGGGTGATGGCCGAGGCCCGCAACGGCGCGTTCGCGGTGATGGCCGCGGTCGAGCTGCTGCTGCGCGGGTCGCCGGGCACGACCCCGGCCAGCCCGGGCGACGCCAGCATGGGCGGCCTCGTCTACTGGTCCGAGGTGAGCGGGCCCATCGGCCTGGAGCAGCAGCAGATGCAGACCGGCGCGTGGGCGCTGGTCCGGTTCAGGGTGTC